CTCGAATCTCTGATACTGCAATAGAGTTATATCCTCTATATTTTCTGGTAAAAGTATTTTTCTCTTCATACTATTAAAACGAAAAAACGCTATTTTTGTTATTTACATTATCTCTATACCTCCAGAGCCGCCTAATTGATAAGTTACATTATATCTTATCGCATCTATAGCGTGATTAAAATCATCTTTGTATAGCTTGCTACCTTTATCAGTATACACATAATTATTAAATTCTTTAGCTATATTGTGAGATTCATTATCTACTATTATATCATAATCCTGCATAAGAGTAACACCTAGATTTATACTACCTTTACCTTTTTCACATGGTACTATGTTAATCTGTCTCCTACTAAGCTCATCTATTAATCTAGGCTCTGCACTATCAGCAACTATAAGAGAGCTGCCACAAACCTCTTTGTTTATATATGCTATTTGTGAAGTTGTGAGGTTTGGCTTGTATAAATGTTCTTTTACATATATTTTCTTTTTAGCCTTGTCTATTGCTACAGCTATTAATGTAGTAGGATCAATACTGAATCCAAAATCCTGTCCAAAAGATACCTGTTTATTATCTGGGTTAAATTTGCCATAACTCCAGTTAGTGAAGACTACACCCTCAGCTTTATCTAGCCAGCCACCTAGAATAACATGCTCGTACTTTAAAGGGCTTCTCTTTTTTATCCTGTTTACCTCATTGATAAAACTATCATCTAGGTTCTCTATATTATCTAAGTAGGTGCTATGTATATAAGTAACATCACCTTTTACACCTGTAAAATTTTCTTTTACTCCTGCATCCTCAAAAAATCTTTTGTATATCCAATGTTCTTTAGTAGATGGATTCAATATTAAAATAACTCTATTTTGTACACCTTTTTGTCTTAGGGATAGATTTATTTTATCGAATACCTTTTCATCTGTTAGCTCCTCAGCTTCATCTAATACCCAAGTAGTAACACCCTGTAAAGATTTTAAGTTTGCGGTTTGATCTCCAGATGAGGTCTTTAAACCTTTAAAGATTATAGATGAGTTTGAGGTTGTGTTAAGTATCTCATTCCTGTTTACATCGAAATGATCTTTCAACTCTAGTAGTTCTATTTTTTCTTGAAACTCTGGTATGATAGATAGGTGAGCTGAGGTCATAGTTACCCTAGTAAACAGTATTTTATGATTACTTTCAAAAGATAGTAATGTATTAAATCTGTTTACTTCAAAAGATTTACCACCTCCTCGCCCTCCTGTAACTATAAAGAATCTGGTTTTACTTGCTAATAAGTTCCATTTATCTTTATGCTTCTTTATCATTATTATAAAGATCAGTAATGCTAAAGTTAATATTTTTATTCTCTACATTAGCGTTTATCTCTGTTTGCTTTAGCTGAGGTACTACATACTTAGACAAGTCTAGATACAATTTTATCCTGTCTTTAGGTTCTAAACCTTTAAAATCTTTTTTAAGCTGTGGTAAGGCATCCTCTAGTAGTTTTGTAAACGACTCCCTTATTTTTGTGCTAGCCTTATTAGAAGAGCCTGCTGGGCGTCCCTTGCCATGTTTGTGTCCTTTTTGAAAAGGCATAGATTAATATATTAAAATTAATTACTTTAATATAATAACGTGAAAAGGTTTTTTTTGTTACAAAGTATAAAAAGTACCAAGCCTCAACCCCTATATTTATTGTGTTTATATTGTTTTAGTGCCAAGCTATACTTATTTTAGTAACAAGCCTAATTGATTTCGTGTAGGCTTGGTACTAATTTTATTTGTGTTATGTGTAATTCATACAAAGCTCTGTAAGTACTTCATAAAGTTGTCCTACTCTTTCGTTTTTTACTTCTTCGTCTGCAACTTTTTTGAACTTTTTTGAACACCAAACATCGTAAGCATTTCTGTATTTTTGTGTGTTTGTTACCTCTCCTAAAACAAGATACAAATTCCCATCTCGTTCAATACTTGTATCTAAAACAGTAAAAACTTCTCCTACTGTTGGTGGGTTATGATGTTT